CGCAGGCCGCGGGGCAGGTGGTGGTGAGTAAGCGGGCGTGGCGGGCACAAGTGGCTGATGCTCCCGGTTCGGATGATAAGAATGCGTTATCAGCCGAGGGGGGTGTAGGGATGGCGGACTGGATGGAGGCGGCGCAGGGTGCGCTTTCCCGGTTGGATGGGGAGCAGTGGGCGGACAAAAAGAAGGCGACGATCCTGGCGTTGGTGGATGCGCATCTGGCCGGGCGCAGTGAGGAGACGGTGTGGGACAAACCGGAGACCTGCGCACGGAACACGTACCACGCCAAATGGAAACGGGATGCGCTCTTCGCCGATGTGCTGGTGGAGGTGGATGGGCTGGCGAAGGGCTGGCGGGATGGGCGCAGTTTGCGGGCGCTGAATAAGGCGGCGGAAAGCCTGGCTTTGGCGGCCCCGGTGGCGGTGACGAAGTTGATGGACCGGCTGGAGAGTGAAGACGAGGCGATTATTTTGCGGGCGGCGATGGCTATTTTGGACAGGGCGGGGATGGAGACGGCGGCGAAGAGTAGCAGCCAGGTGGATGGTGTGATGATTGTGGTGGATAAATGACAGCGGTGTCGGTGAAGTTTTCGGAGTTGTGCGGGTTTACGGGGAAGCAGTGGCTGGCGACGAGTGTGGCTGACACGCATCGGTATATGTTGTTTGGGGGGAGCCGGGGACCGGGGAAGAGTTATTGGTTGCGCTGGTATGTGTTGCGGTCGCTGTTGGTGTGGGCCGGGCGTGGGAAGTTGGGGGTGCGGGTGATGTTGGCGTGTGAGGATTACCCTTCGTTGTATGAGCGGCAGGCGTCGAAGATTATGGCGGAGTTTCCGGCGAGTCTGGGTACTTTTCATTTGAGCCGTAATGAGTTCCGGCTGCACGCGCACTATGGGGGTGGGGCGATTGCGCTGCGCAATTTGGATGATGCGAGTAAGTACCAGAGTGCGGAGTATGCGCTGATTGCGATTGATGAGGTTACGAAGAATTCGGAGCGGACGTTTCATTTGTTGCGGGGTTCGCTGCGCTGGCCGGGGATTGACGATGTGCGGATTGTGTCGGCATCGAACCCGGCGGCGAACTGGGTGCGGGATTATTGGATTGAGGGGCGGCTGCCGGATGAGATGGCGGGGCGAGAGGCGGAGTTCGCTTTTGTGCCGGCGTTGCCGGAGGACAATCCGCATTTGCCGCAGTCTTATTGGGAGATGTTGGATACGTTGCCGGGGGCGCTGCGGCAGGCGTGGCGGTATGGGGATTGGTACGCCGGGGTGGAGGGGCTGGTTTTGGACAATTTTACGGCGGAGAATATGACGGACGAGGAGCCGGATTTGTCCCAGCCCTATGAGCTGGCGATTGATGATGGGTATGTGGATCCACGGGCGACGCTTTTTATTCAGCGCAAGCAGGACGGGTCTGTGCTGGTGTTTGATGAGCTTTATCAGACGAAGACGTTGGAAGAGCGGACGATTGCGGATATTAAGGCGGCGGCGCTGCGGCACGGTTTTGCGGGGATGCCGGAATTGGCGGCGGTGAGCCATGAGGCGGTGGCCCTGCGGCAGCGGCTGCGCAGTGCGGATATTGCGGCCCGGAATTGGATGGCGACGAAGGCGGGCGGTGGGGGGAGTACGCGGGTGCAGGCGGTACATGCGCTGCGGGCGCTGGTGTGTGATGGGCAGGGGCGGCGATCTGTGCTGGTGCATAGGCGGTGTCGGAATTTGTTGGATGAGATTATGGCCGGGTGGAAGTACCCGGAGGGTAAGCGATCAATCAACGAACACCCAGCGGATGGGAATGATCATGCGTGTGATGCGCTTTCGGCGTGGGTGTGGCTGCGCATGGGGAGGGGCGGGCAATGATGGACGGGACTTTGACGGCTTTTGGGGAGGCCCAGGTAGCGGAGAAGACGCTGATTACGGGCTGGACTTTTGCTTATAACATAAACCCGGACATGGTGACGACGGCTTCGGCGCAGAGCAGCGGGGCGGCGGATGTGGATATTGCAGCCCATTGGGTGGATTTGTTTTGATGGAGACGCTGGGGCTGGGGCTGCTGGCGGTGTTGGCCGCGGTGCCGTGGGCGGCGGGCTGGGTGGCCGGGGCGCTGGTGCGGCTGGTGTTGTGGATGGCGGCGTGTGTGGTGGCCGGGTATGAGGCAGGTAGAGGGCAGCAGCGATGAGCGGATTTTTGGATGGGATTGTTGCGCAGTATCGGCGGCTGGCCGGGGTGAAGGCGATCAGTCATCTGCCTGAGCTGGCCGGGCGGGTGCATGTGTATTCCAATATGGCGGGGGCGGCTGACACGGCGCTGGATGAGTTTGCGGACTATGCGCGTGTGTACGGGGTGTATGCGTGGGTGCATAAGGCTGTGAAGGTGATTGCGGACAATGTGTCGGCTTTGCCTGTGCTGGTGGTGGACGGGGCTGGCAAGGGCGTAGGGGGCCATCCTGTGGGCGAGTTGCTGGCCTATGGCAATGATACGCAGACGGGGGCGGATGTGTGGGCGCTGTGGTGCGTGCATATGCTGTTGGGGGGGGAGGGGCCGGTGGAGTTTGTGCCGGATGGCCGGGGGCGGCCTGTGGAGATGTGGAATCGGCGGCCTGACCATTTGGCGGTGATCCCTGATATGAGCAGACCGGATTTTCCTGCGGCGCTGGAGTATCGCTATGCGGAGTTGCGACCGGCGGATGGGCGGACGATTCCGGTGGATAGGTTGCTTTTTTCTCGGTTTGCGAATCCGTTGAATGTGTGGCGGGGGCTGGCCCCGATTGCGGCGCTGCGGGAGGGGATTGCGATTGATCTGTTTGCGCAGAATTGGAGCAAGTCTTTTCTGAAGAACAATGCCAGGCCGGACTTTGCGCTGGTGGCACCGCAGGGGATTACGCCGACGGAGCGGGAGCGGTATCTGGCGGAATTTTTGCGCAAGGGGCAGGGCAATCCGCATTTGCCGGTTGTGTTGGAGGAGGGGATCACGGACATTAAGACGTTCTCGTTTGCGCCGAAAGATATTGAGTGGCTGGAGCAGCGGCGCTATTCGCGGGATGAGGTGGGGGCGGTCTTTGGTGTGCCGGATGAGATTATGGGGTATGGGAAGGACACCTACGAAAACTTTCAGACGGCGCTGGCGGTGTTGTGGACGTTGACGCTGGTGCCATTGGTGCAGCGGCGGGACGCGGCGTTGCAGAAGTTTTGCCAGCGGGCGGGTCTGCTGCGGGCGGGGGAGAGGGTAGAGACCGACCTGAGCGGTGTGGATGTGTTGAACGAGGACCTGAAGCCGAAGGTAGAGATAGCGGGCAAGCTGTGGACGCTGGGTGTGCCGTGGAATGTGATTGATGAGCGGCTGGGGCTGGGTGTGGGGCCTGTGCCGGGGGGTGAGGTGGGCTATTTGCCGACGAGTGTGGCGGCGGTAGGGCAGGCAGCAGCCCAGGCAGCAGCCCAGGCTGGGGCAGAAGAGCAGGCGCGGGCGGCTGAGGTGCGGCGGCTGCGGACATGGGCGGGGAAGCGCAAGAACCCAGACCCGGCAGAGTTTGCCAGTGCGCTGCTGAGTGAGGCGGAGAAGGCGGCTGTGGTGGCGGAGGTGAGCGGGGGCGCAAATTTTTTCTTGCGTGGGGCGACTACCCATAAGGCGCCGGCGCTGGATGACCCGGAGGGCGAGCAGGCGGACAGGATGGCCGTGGAGAATGCTGCGGAGGAGAATATAGGGAAGGCGCTGCACAAGCAGGGGAAGGCTGTTGTGGCGGCTGTACAGGCGAATGGGACTGTGCAGGCAGCGGAGGAGGCGGTGGGGGCAACACGGGGCACGGCAGCGGATGCGTTGCGGCGGGCGCTGGTGGAGGCGGTGGACCTGGGGGTGTCGGTGGCTGTGGGGCAGTTGGAAACGGTGGGGTACGGATTTGCGTGGGACTTGGTGAATACCGAAGCACGGGATTGGGCCACACGCTACAGTGGGGATTTGATTCGGCAGATTGATGAGGCGACTTTGCGCCAGGTGCGGCAGGCGGTGGGGGCGTGGGTGGAGAATGGGGAGCCTCTGCACCGG